TTCACGAACCAGTGAAGATGTAACCAGTGAACCATGCATAGCAGAGAACAGTGAACCACCAAAGACACCAGCAACTCCCAGCATGTGGAAGGGGTGCATCAGGATGTTGTGCTCAGCTTGGAAGACAAGCATGAAGTTGAATGTGCCAGAGATGCCAAGGGGCATGCCATCTGAGAAAGAACCTTGACCAAAGGGATATACCAGGAAGACTGCGGATGCTGCTGCAACAGGTGCAGAATAAGCAACACAGATCCAAGGGCGCATACCCAGTCTGTAAGACAGTTCCCACTCACGACCCAGGTAGCAGAAGATGCCAATGAGGAAGTGGAAAACTACCAGTTGGTAAGGACCACCATTGTAGAGCCATTCATCCAGAGATGCTGCCTCCCAAATGGGGTAGAAGTGAAGACCAATTGCGTTGGAAGAAGGGACAACAGCACCAGAGATGATGTTGTTACCATACAGAAGTGAACCAGCAACAGGTTCTCTGATTCCGTCAATGTCCACAGGGGGAGCAGCAACGAAAGCAGTAATGAAGCATACGGTGGCTGCCAACAGAGTTGGAATCATCAGCACACCAAACCAACCAACATACAGACGGTTATTGGTTGAGGTCACCCACTGGCAAAATTGTTCCCAGGTGGATGTAGATTGTTGTCTTGAAAGTGTTGTAGCCATTGTTTTGAAAAAGGGTTATGTAGTAGTACGGGGTGGTACTGAGTATAGTATTCCCACTCTACCCTCCAGAGTGGGTATGAAGGACTGTTGTTTAGACACGCTGTTTAGTCCTGGTAAGGCGTGTAAAACAAATGTGGGGGAACCCTCACTTGTTGATGTATTTATATTAAGGCATATCCAGGGATCTGTCAACAACAATGTGACACCTTGACAACTGGTCAGAATCCCAATAGACTAGGTTTGTCCAGGATGATAAGGATTACTTCGTCTCTAGTATCTAAACTGCTCTACATAATCTAATACCTTGTTTAGGTATTGGTCAGCAAGATACTTATACTCTGATGGTGCATTTTCTACTTTAAGTTCATCCTTTAACTTAAAGAGTTTTGACTGTATCTCATATCTTGTAATAGGTCCTCTTGGCATTACTGTTCTTTCTCCCATCTGTCAATAAATTTCATTCTAGATTCCCAAGTATCTTTCTCTCCATAGATGTGACCTTTCTTATGGTCCTTATTAATACACCCTGGTCCTGGAACTACACCACAGACCAGATTGGACAGTGTTTTAGTATCACCCATACGACCTGTGCTCCAATAGTGTTGTCCATTTAACCAAGTTGCTCCACATTTTGGACATTCAATTCTCTCCATTTTAAAATCAGAGAATTCTTTGTCTTCCATTTTTAAAGTACAGGTATGAGGGTAATATACTATTTAACGCACTTTATATAAATTTAAGATGTTTGCTAGGATACAAAGATATGTGTTTCAAAAATACATATTCTAAATACAGGAGTGTATCTGGAAAACATTTATGAGAAAGGCAGCATTGCTTTTTAGTATGTTTCTGATGGCGGCACCAGCACATGCCGATCTTACACATAGAATAACAACTAGTGTTCAACTTCAAGTTGACTCTGCTGCTTCACAAGCAACTAGAATTGGTAGTTCTTATTCTGTCAGTGGTAGCAATATTACTGCGTCTGATATGGGTGGTCTTACTGCTCCTGCCAGTGCAACTGCTGCTGCTACTTTAAGCGAAGGTACTTATGCAGTTACAACAGCAGGGAGTGCATTTACCCTGTCCGAATCCTATAATCAGGGAGACGCAATCCCAGGAAATACAGCCATCACTAGTGGTGTGGCTGCCTCCTTGCCCGCGTTTGGAAATGTCACAACCACTGCTGGCGGTGTCGCTGGCAATCTGGCTGGTACTATCAATTCTGCTGGTACTATGGCGTTGACTGCTGGCGGAGCTGGCACTAGTGCAACTGGTCAATTTGTCACAGAAATTACTATTAAATAGTAGGAGGATGTGATGAATAGATTAACAAAGGCTATTGGTCTTATGTTTATCTTGGGTGCAAGTGGACTGCCTATGAAGGCAGTCCCTGTTGTTCCTAACTTCACACAGGGATCAATGACCAGCCACACGGAGACAACCTCCAAAGTGACTGAAACTATTAATAGTATGGATTACAACACAGGGTATCAATACTCTGCTACAGGAAGTGGTATTACAGCATCAGGTAACCTGAACCCAGGTACTGGGGCTAACAATGTAACTATAGATGGAGTGACCTCATCATGGACAGGAATAAACAGCAGACCAACGTTTACACAAACAACACCAGGTCATGCCTTTCAGTTCACAGAGACTTATCAAGGACCAGGATTGAGTCAACAGACAATTATTCAAAGAGAAACAGAGGTAACAAGCGTCACAGACACAGTTTCTATCTTCTCTCAATAATCTTTGGACTATTATCCCCAGCTCAAACTTTGGCAGAGACTGTTGGTGGTGTTAGCGCCACTGCCTCTCCTATTGCTAACTCATCTGGAAGTGTTACAAACCAAGCCATCCAAGTCCTCCAAGGACCATATATCACCAACACCTATGGTGCTGGAATTCAATGTCAAGGACCAACTCTAAACTTCACTCCTTATGTGACAGGTAGTGCTTCTCAACAAAAACCTTGGGAACCATATTACAATGAACCTGTATATGATCAGAGAGACTTCCTTGGTCAGTTTGATGAGAATGGGAATCCTATTGGGGATGGAGCACCTGACAATCCTGGTGCTATCATCTATGAGATTCCTACAAGAACAGGACAGAAAGATAATTACAGTCTCTCTGTTGGATTCTCTGCCACATGGTCTAGACCATTAGATAAAAAACTACAAGAACAGTGCAAGGAAGCAGCAGCAGCAAATATTGCACTTATGCAACAGGCAACTGCTAATAAGAGATTGGATTTTGAAATTGCAAGACTGAAGAACTGTGGTGAGTTAATCAAGAGTGGAATTAGTTTTCACCCTAAATCACCATACTTTTCCATCTGTGCAGATGTGGTAGTTCAAAATGTAACCACATTAGCACCACACACTCACTCTATCCCTTCCTCTTCTTCTTCCTTGGGAACACAGACCTCAATGCCTTCACTGCAGCATTCATCTGACGCTGCTCTGCTCGGCGCTCCCCTGTCGATTTCACAGGAATAGGTTTCTTTCTGATAGCAGCAATCTTCTTTACTACCTTCTTAACAGTTGGTTTGACTGCTTTCAAAAGGATATCTGCCAATGGTTTAGCAAGCAATGCAGATGTTGTTGCTACAACTGCAATACTACCCACCTGGACTACCTGACCACCACTAGGTAGTCCTTTTACTATCTGTGTGGGCAGAGAAACAGATTCAGTTATCTGAACACACTCTTTACCAAGTAGTTTATATTCTACAACTCTTTCTCTAAATCCATTCACTAATGTTCCTACTGGTTCTTTTGCTTCCTGTGCAGGAGTAGGACACTCTATGTTAGCTGATGATGGTGGTGTAGGAGTTTGAGGAGTTGCTGGTGCCTCTGGTGCTTTTGGTTCTGGTTTTATATCTGTTGGTGGCACAGGTGCAGGAGTAGGATAAGTTAAGTTTTCAGGTTCATAGCGTATAGGATTAAAACTAGGGACGCCAGCATCACAATACGTAACCACTCCGTTTTCGTCATCTTTCCCCACTGTATTTGATTTGTTTTCACTCTCATGTGCCTCTACACATCCAGGCACATTAACAATAGGCACACCCAGTTCTAATGTGACTGGTGCCACTGGTGGTATTGCTACTGATGTTTGTTGTAAAGATTCAGGTATGTTGGGAATGTTTAAGTTCCCAACAGTTATGTTTCTTAAATTAATAAATTCAATATTAATATCTTCCATCAGCAATCATTAAAAACAGTACCAACCTCACCACCAATATAACTACCTGCTTGCTGTCCTAGCAGAAGAGCCCATCCACTAGCCAACCATCCAACATAGGGGATGCTAGAAACAGCAGGAACAAGAACACCAGTAGCAATACTAGTCCCTGCCATTGCACCTTGTGATCGTGCTCCAGCGTCCGCCGCTATACACTCTGCGCTTTTGGCACCCAACTTTCCCTCGCCCTCTAATGAGCCACCTCCCAAATTCCTAGTGCCATCCATTGTGAACTGATCTCTTCTATGTTCAGTTCTTTGTTCTCTACCTCCCCCAAACAATCCTCTTCTTTCATGGTCCAGTTCAAGTGACCTTTCAGATTCTAGAACCTTAGGATCATTTGCTCTATACTCAATCTCATATCCATCTTTACCAGCAGTAATTCTGTAAGATGAGTATGGACCATCAGGAATGTTAAATGTTGGTGTCTGAGCTATTTCAGGTTGATGATTGAGAATGTGACCTAGGATGCCAATGTGGGCAACAGCCACAGTTCCTCCAACTGCAATAGTAAACCACTTAAGGGGAGATTTAGATTTGTTCATCTGAATGAAGGGATAGCAGGTCCAGTTGTTTCAGGAATACCTGGCACAGCTGCATCCACCATACCTGGAAGAGCACTTTGAATAGATGATGCTATGTTTGCTGCAATCTGTGCTTTAACACCCTCTACAATGTTATCTTTATTGATATAAAGAATTGCTCCACCAACAACCAAACCAAGGGATACACACCCAGAAAAGAGTGCTACACCATTAATTACTTTTTGCATTTTAGTTTCTCAATAGAAAGTAGTGTTGAATATGGAATCCATGCAGGGGGTTCATCACCAAATTGCACTTGAACCTCAGTAATAACTTGTTCAAGTGCTTTATCATAGGATTTCCTTGTGTTCAGAACAAAACTCATAGGACTAATCATCGCTGTCTGTCCTTCATTATACGTTTCACATCTCTATCTAGCTCTTTCTTAAGTTTAAACTTCATAAACTCAATCTTCACTCTCAAAGGGAAGTATCTGATTTGCAAATTTATGTATGTAAAGAACTTCATTGTTTCATCATATCCAGCGTAAGCAAACATCAATAAGATGACTGCTGCTGTGAGATAGAAACTATAAACTGCTGCCATAATTAGTCCACCAATGTTCCATGTGCTCTACGAATCTCTCGTAGTTCTTCAAAGTTCTTTTGCTTTGTTCCACCATCATAGGACCAAGCATATCCTTCTGTGATCATTTCTTCGTTAAGCGATACATCCCCATCGCCAATATATAACCAGCCAAGAAGACGCCCATACTTTCCGACACCACCAACGAGCTCAGTCCTAATAATAAGGTCATCATCACCAGCAATTGCGCCTTCCAGTTTGCTTTTAAGCCAGTAGGTTGCATCAATTCCAAGTTCCTTTTCCTCCAGATTTCTTGTACGTTTTTCTGGGGTATCAACACCTGCAACTCTGACTCTTTCTTTTTTGAAGAGGTCAAATCCAAGATCAATGGTTACATCAATGGTATCACCATCAACTACCCTGTTGATTTCCACTACCCTGAAATTGTAGCAGCTCTTCCTGCTTGGCGGTGTCATAGCCCCCATAGTTACCCTCCTTGGCATCTGCTGCCATTGCTAAACCAATAATTGTGATTGCTGCAGATATGACAGCGCCAGCACCCCAAACCCAACGTTCCAGTTTACGAACTCTCAGACGAAGTTCTGAGGATAGTTCCTCAACATCTTCAATTCTGTGTTTCAGGAGTGCTATCTCCTGATCCTGGTTCGCATCTTTCTGATTGATTTGGTTGGACATCTTTTAGTTCCTCAAATGCCATATCCATAATTGTATATATGTAGTAGGATACAACTAAAAGAAATATTAGTATTGAGATGATAACAGACCATACAGGGTCAGTTACATTATCTAATGGTCTAAGAAAAAGGTTCATGGATTGCGTCTAGGGATACCCAAGGAGTCAAGATATTCAAGCCACCAATCTTGATCTTTTATGTATCTCCAATTTGGCACTGGTTTTCCCTGTTCCACAACATAGTATTGATGTAAGGCATCATCTATAATCTTGTCTATTTCAATACTCTTCGTCCTCCTCATCAACATCTGCATATGCATCTGCCAGATAGGGTCCGTGGGGTTTTCTTGATTCTGATTCAACATATTTTTCCTCAGAGTGAATTCCAGAAAAAAAGACCACCATCTTCATTACAATAAAGATTATAAGGATAGGTGATAAACATGCTAGAAGAACTGCTGTATTCATTTATGCTCCTCCTTTTTTACACTACAAGTTAACTTACAGTCCTCTCCTGTAAATTCAGAGTCTGGTATAAATGGTTCTGACCCACAGATAGCACTTCTACACCACCTATTCTGTGTGGGTAATTTATTCTTTTCCCCAGGCATCCCACAAGTCCTTAAAGTAAAAATTAATAGAGACTAATGTTCCTGTTGGTGTAGGCATCTCTGACTCTGCCCATTGATGACAGAACTTATGGATGCCTGTTGAACCATTTACCACTCTTGGTCCGTACATTCTGGAGAATGCACACATTGCAAATCCATATCTATGTTTGATTTCTTCCTGATCCATCTGCTATTTCCCTCCTTTTACAGGTGGTCTCTTCAAATAGGACAGGGTGTGCTGTCCCATTACCATCATAAGCATCTGACTCATAATAAACATTCTCACCCTTGTAGAATGCAAACCAAAGTGTTGAAAGTACAAAGGGGATTGATACCCACATCAGTGCATCAGATAACATTGGTAGCATCCCAGTCAGCTTGAAATAAATCTAATCCCTTATCTGTAAGAATGTGCTTATACATCCCCCAGAATACTTTGGGTGGAATGGTGCAAACTTGTGCTCCTGCTGCAAAACAACGTCCAACATGGTGAACATCACGAAGAGAAGCAGCAAGCACCTGTGTCCTTACACCATGAGTTCTATATGTGTCTGCAATAGATCCAACCAGTGCTACACCACTCAAAGAATTATCATTCATCCTACCAACAAAAGGAGAGACATAAGTTGCTCCTGCTTTTGCAGCAAGGATTGCTTGTGATACAGAGAAGATAAGAGTTACATTCACCTTGACTCCTTCATCTGAAAGAATCTTACATGCTTTAAGACCTTCTACTGTGCAAGGAACTTTAACTGTGATTGGATCTCCAATGGGCAAATAGTGTTTTGCCTGCTCCACCATCCCCTCTGCTGTATCTGCTACCACCTCTGTTGAGATACTGATGAGTCTGGGACACCAGGAGATAAGTTCTGATGCTACTTGCTCAATAGTCCTACCTGACTTGAGAATCAGAGTAGGGTTAGTTGTGACTCCATCAATGAGACCAGTCTCATATGCTTTACCAATTTCCTTGGAGTCAGCTGTGTCTAGGAATATTTTCATTAGTTTATGCAACTACTCTATCTATAACTTACGCATAGAATTATAGCGTGGATTTGTTTCCACTTCAACACGTATCATAACTGTCATTTCATCAACACATTTATCCCACTTATCCCTCGCCTCAGGCGCACCTAATGCTTTTTTCGCCAGAGAGTGTGCCAATTGTGCCATAAAATAGAACACTCATCTGCCTTTTGTTGTAGATGAGGTTCTCTATACATTACTTCTTAATCTCCACTGCTGATACCACTGGTGGTTCTTCATCTTTCTTCTTCTTTGTGGGTGCAGAACCAGTCCCTCCATTTTTAGCAGGGCTCAATCCAAAGGCAGCTAGTGATCCGCTGAAGACTGATGCAATAAAGGTAGGATCAAAATCTAAAATCTTCTGACCATTGGGGAGTCTTACATAACTGAAAGTAAGGAGAGATGCAGACCAAATTAGTACAACAACTTTGACCAGATTACCAAGTACTTCACTCTTATCTTCATCATGGTCCTTCTCTTCTACTTTTGCCTTGGATTTACCCAGCATTTTGTAGAGTTCGAGGTAATAATATTTATAAAAAAAGGGGCAATTATGCCCCTTGACCTTGATACACTGGTGTCATCATTCCACCATCTGGTGGACCACCATCATCCTCATCTCTTCTTGCCAATGCAAGCATAAGAAAGTAAGGGGTGATGATGAACACTAGTGTTTGAAATAGTGTCCAATCATATGTCATTTATCAGTCCCCTTTACTACTGCAAAGATAGGAATCAATATGAGTATTGCTGCTCCTATGAATCCCATCAGATCACTCCAGGAATAATTTGTCCTGTGACTGCATAAACTGCACAGATAATGATGAATCCCATCATTGCTGCACGACCATTTGCTCTGAAAAAGATATCAGCGTTACTTGCGTTATCCATCAGAAAATGCCAGGAATGATTTGACCTGTGGTTGCATATGCACCCATTGCTGCGACTACGCCCAGCATAGCTGCCCAACCATTAATGCGTTCTGCCTTTTCGTTCATTGTCCTTCCTCTTGTGTTTTGTTGTAGATAACAACTCTGCCATTTTCGTGAGTGAAAATAAGTTCATCATCGTGCCCCCAGCAGAGTTCTTGGTATAGGGCATTAAGTCTCTCCATGTCTTCATAGAGAGCATTGGGGTTGCTCATATTTCCCACTAAGTATATCTTCTAGTTATACTAGATGATACCAAAGAAGAGATTACCTGTAAAGGCATATGAAATAAACCCAGCAACAATACCCAACATTGCAGCACGACCATTCAACTTTTCAGCGAACTCATTGTGAGTCTCAATGCCATAACGATCAAGGGTTTCCTTGGTCATGTACATTCTTGGTTCAGTGGCCCACATGTTTGTACGTCCACCTTCTTCTGTTGTAACAGTCATGTTTTTCTCCAATGTGTGAAGTATTGTTACATTATATATAATTTTTTAATATTTGTCAAATTAAGAGTGGACACTTTAATAACTGGCACACTTGTTTGGGTTTGATCTACACCACTTATAAACAAAGGCATCTGCATCCTTAGTCATATCATGATGATAGTGATTATGAATCTGACCAATGATAATCAGACATCCTAAGAGCAATACATTGATATGAACGATAGGATTGGATGCTAGACAGAGCAAATATTTTTTCATTCAGTAGGAGGGTTTGGCCAACCAGGAGGACACATGACAACATTATATTTCTCTTGAATAAAATCAACAACTGTGAGTGACACTTCTACAGGTTTCTGGGGTTCTGGATCATACCTAGATGGCATATCCATTACAACCCTCTCTGGGTTGGTCTCAGAGGGTGTGATAGACCTTATACAAAGGTCAATAGAATCATAGTCCATTAATTTTCTCCATAAAAAAAGAGGGTCCTCTTGGACCCTCTCATTATACACAGGGCAGATCAGAAGGCAAACTTCAGACCAGCTTTGGTGCCATAGCTATTGTCATCATCACCAGTGATGAAGGAGACTTCACCATAAGCGGACAGTGAATCAGTCAGAGCAACTGAAGCACCAGTTTTGCCACTGAATTCAGTCTCAGTCTCTTCGCCATCAATGGCAACCAGAGCAGGACCACCCTGGATGTACCAAGCAGCATTATCACCAAGAGCGCCTTCATAACCTACGTGAGCATCAGTGACAGTGCCAGAGTAGTCAGAACCAGCCCATCCAGAGTTGGCTTCTACGTTTACGTAGGGACCTGCAAGGGCAGCACCTGCAGAAGTGAACAGAACAGCAGTAGCTGCGAATACAGATTTGATCATTGGAATTACCTCGTTTTTACTTGTGGAATGGTTACCCACAGATGGAAAAGGGATCGACAATCCCTTGTTTGTATCCTTTTGTTACTTAAATTGCTGTAAGACAAAAGGTTAAGTATTTATACTAGCAGGAGTGTTTACCCCTGTCAAGTACCTTCCTCATAGGTGGGAAGTTTCTCCTCCTCTCTTTGAGTTGGTTGTGTGACCCTACCAAGGTAAGGGTCAAAATCCATCAGTTGCTCAATAGACATCTGGCAACCTTGTTGCTGCCAGTAGTTCAGTTGAGACTCAACATTCCCTTTATGGAATACATCAATATGTTCTGGATGGATACTAGAACCCAACTCAATGCGATAGAGAAGGAGAGGCAGGGAATAAGCATTTCCTGAATTATAGAGTAGGTCATCTGCCACAGGACGTGGTTTAACTCCATTATCCAGTTTGTACTTATCCCCCCTGCAATGAAGATCAATCATCTTCTTTGCATGGTGCCTGGTGATAAGATAGCACGCAGTTGAGAACTCATTCACAAAACGTTTATGAATCCTAACATGTAAATCACCTGTACAGATGATAGCAATTTGTACTACATCCCAGTCATAAGGAATTCTACAATAGAAGTCTTTCCATGTAAAGTTCCAGAACCTGACTAGATCCAGATTGCAATCATCCTCCATCATGATAGCATAAGGTTCATCAGTATTGTAGTAGAAATCCTTAATTGCTTTCAGGTGTGATGTGGTACAACCAATCTCACCAGAAGACATAAGGTCAGGATACCTGCCTTTAAGAATATCCCCAAGGTCATCCTCTCTACCATCATAAGCAGAGACACGCTTGTAGTTTTTAATTTCCCAATACTTAAATTGGTCCTCCATGTATTGCCATCTTTCAGGTTGATCATCAAGATTGATACAGTAGATAGGACCAATGCCCTTCAACTTATAAGTTGCTTTGTTCTTATCTCTTTCCATGAATTACTTTTTCAACATTTGGCAGGAAGTATTCACTCAGTATTCTAGACCATTCAAACTGTTTTGCATAGTCCAGAACCTCTTGTCTATTGTTCACAGAGTATTCTCTGTTCTCAATAATCTTTTGTTCCACATATTCCAGATCATTGATCCTATCTTCTGGAATGACTGTGATGAATTCCTTGGTGGTGTCTAGGTTGGCAGCAGCCCATTGACTGATAACAACCCCTAGACCAGCAGCAAATGCCTCTGGACAGACCAGAGGGTGTGCTTCACCATCAGATAGCAGAACAAGGTTACCATAACTGGTAAGCATCCTATGTAGCTTCTCCTTGTCCCACTCACCCAGATAATTCTTTGCTTTATCAAATCTATTATCTGCAATGTTTCCTGCATACCAGAGTGAATCAATACTCTGGAACAGGTGTTGTCTCTTTCTAGAATCAACCTTGGCAAGATAGATGGATCTATCTGCATTAGTTGGATTAGAAGATACCTTGAACTTCCCTAGGTTCACACCATTAGGATTCAAGAACAATCTCTCCCTAGGGATACCAGCAAGATTGTGGTAGATATCATTGATACCATCAGAGAGACCAAACACATTAGGTTTGATTCTGGCAAACTCATCAAACACTCTCTGCTTATATCCACCCATCATTTCAGGGCGTTCAATATAAGCAAAGTGTGTAGTCACTGCACTAGGATATTGAATGTATGGGTAGATAGGAACCCAGTCATCATAGTTGATATGAACAAAGTCAGGACGAAACTCATTGATCATTTGAATGACCTGTCTGGGGTCACCTACATTCACAATCTGAACACTATGTCCTAGTTGACTCAATGTCAGTTTCATATCCCATATCAGGGATTCAACAGCACCCCATCCCTTGGGAGGAATAGGTGTGTTGGGTCCAATAATACTGATCTTCATTTGATAATGCTTTCTACATTTTTCACATACCTATCAATCAGAGTGGTCAATGAGAATGTATCCATTCCATACTGTCTGATCTCCTCCCTATTAGCACAAGAGTATTCTCTGTTCTCCTTAATCATCTGATTGATATAATCCATATCATTCAATCTGTCATCAGGGATAACAGTAATGAAGTCTCTACACACATCAAGTTCAGCAGCACTATGGCGTGAAATGACCACACCCAGTCCTACCACCAGTGCCTCTTTGATAGCAAGAGATGTACCATTCTCACCATCAGAGAGCAGCACCATATTAGCATACTTGGTCAAATTACCACAGAGTTTTTCTCTACCCCACTCTCCCTTATAACTGGATCTCTCCTTATGGAATGGTGTTCCTGCTTCATACTTGCCAACAAAATCCACACCAATCAGATCCTGATAGATGTATTGCTTCTTCCTCTCAGAAATCTTACCAAGATAGATTGACTTGTCAGTGTAAGTGCATTCCTTGTCAAATGTAAATTCAGGATCATTGGTGCCTTCCATCAACCAGAAGAGTCTATCCTCATCCCATTGATGCTTCTGATACCAGACAACATCCTTGGGTGATACTGCAAAGTTATAATACTTGTCTCTGTTCTGAATCATCCAGTCAGACACTCTCCAATATCCATCCTTCCTATGCCACTCTGGTTGATCTATGTAAGGGTAGTGACTGCTGAATAGGATAGGACACTTAACCTTTCCATGAAGATAGTCAACAACAGGGTAGAACATATCATAGTGAATATGAATCACATCATAGTCACCTTCCAGACACTCTCTGGCAATCTCATTCATATCAGGGACATTAATGATGTCACCCTCATGTCCCATCTCTCCCAGGACACAGGCTCTATCCCATATCTGTCTTTCCAGAGCGCCCCAACCATCAGGTGGGATAGGCATAATGCCTGGTCCAACTAAACAGATCTTCATTTCAAACTTCTCCAATAATCAAGAGTATCATTAATGGTCTCTTCTAGGGAAATAGTAGGTTCCCATCCCAGAAGTTCTTTCGCCTTATTTATGTTGCCCCAGATAACTGCCTCATCAGTGGGTCTGAATAGTTCTCTGTCCTGATGAATTGATCTATTGCCTACAATCAAACTGATAATCTTTGCAACACCATGTGTCTCTGTGCCACCAATATTGATAGTGGTGTTTTTGATTTTCTCACACAGAATCAATCCTCTTACAAGGTCTCTCACATCTACAATAGATCTGATTGCACTCATATTTCCAACAGGAATAGAATCATCACTAAAAACGACTCTCCTACAAACATCAGACACTAGGTCACCAGTTTTCCTAGGACCAGTGCAGTTGAATATCCTTGCATTCACATAGTCAATACAACCCATCTCATAGTAGTTCCTGACTAGATGCTCCTGTGCAAGTTTACTTGTTCCATAAGGAGACAGTGGTTTGGTAGGTGACTCTTCATCTGGTGGTGTAGACCAATCAATGTCACCATATACAGCAGATGAAGATGCATTGATGACCAATGGTCTATGCTTCAGTACCCTACAAGCTTCTAACAGATTTTGTGTGCCAATGATATTTGTGGTGAGTGTGTGCTTTACAAACTTGAATGAAACATCAGGTCTACTCTGTGCTGCTAGATGAAAGATTACCTTGGGTTTGAATAACTCAATGTTTTTAAGTACACTTGAAAAAGAAGTGAGGTCAAGGTGAATCTGATCTTCCAGACTATCCAGATACTTATCTCTACTATCAATAGTAGGTTTATGATATGTTGCTAGTACATCTCTGTTGTCCTGCTTCAAGGCATCATAAAGATGTGTGCCCATCATACCAGCAGCACCAGTGATTAGGTATTGAACCATGATTTGAAAGTCTCCAATCTTTCTGGGGTCCCTATATCAAACTTTTCAGATTTAACGACCTTATAGGATAGGTCTACACTAGGAAGTATATCATACTCTATGCTGATAGGGAAACTATTGGGCAAAACTAAATCTTTCTTATAGATCTTATAGATGCCCATATTGACTAGCTTCTTCTGTCCTGCTGCCTCTGGGTTTTTCTCTATGAACTCTGTGACTTTTCCTTTCTTCCCTTCAATATAACCTTCATCACCCATTATCTTTTCTTTACTTACAAAGACTGTGGTTGAATCAGCATCTACATTAATATCACCACCAAAGAAAGTATCACCATTCATGACGTAAAAAGATTCTGGTAGGTCAATTTTCCTCATCCACCCACCAGTTCCAGAGGGATAACCCTCATTGAAGACATCACAATCAAAGTCTTCAAACCATTCATAGTTCAAGACTGAACACACCAAGGTGATATCAAACCCTGACAGATTGTCTATCACTCTCTGTAAGAAACTCTTACCATAGATTGACACAAGAGGTTTTGGTGTATCACCTGTGACAGTTTTGAGTCTGGTTCCTCTACCACCAACAAGAATATAAAGTTTAATCCCCTTTGATAACTCTGTAACTATCATCCTCAAAGTGCTCTGTTGAAAATTCAAATAATTCTGTATCTCTAATTGCCTTCATCTGATGTCGTAGTCCAACAGGAACATGAAAACTATCACCCTGTCTAAGAATCTCTGTCTTTGCTTTGGTAATATCATCTGTTGGTCCATGAGTGATATAGATCATACCACTCTGAACATAAAACACTTCATCCTTGATCTTATGGTAGTGAAAGGAACACTTCAATCCCTCTCTGAAAAACAAAAGTTTGCCGCAGTACTCTTTCTTATTGACAATCCATTTTTCATATCCCCATCCCTTGGGATGGAACTCTACTGCCGCCATACATCAACTCCATGCTTTACGAACTTGAATGGGACAATCCTACCTGTCTCTCTTTTTTTAAGTGCTGTAATCAATTTGTGTCTCTTCTCAAATTCAGTAAAGAGGACCATATGTCCTCCACCACCAGCACCAGAGATTTTAGCAGCAGTTGCACCATTGAGCATAGCATACTCATAAGTATCTATCAAGGCAGGAGAACCCACTTTGCTATTTGTTTGTAGTTTGAGGTTCCAGTAATCATTCATCAGGTCAGAGAGTTTCTTTACATCACCCACAAGAAGACTTCTCTTAAATTCTATACAAGCATCCTTGATCTTATGGGTGATGTCAACAGTCTTAGAATCTTTTTTCAAATTTTGTGATGTCCCTTCAATAATTCTCACATCACTTCTAGGTGAACCAACATAATACAGAACAGTATTCATCTCTAACATATTCTGCGTCTTGTAGTTCAATCTCAATGGGTTCACAATAGTTCTACCATCCTGCAAGAACTCAATATAATTAAATCCACCAAATGCTGCTGAATATTGATCCTGCTTACCACCAGGAAGGTCACATATATCTCTTTCAATCCTCAATGCAGCAGCTGCTGTTTGATACTCATCATAAGGAATACCATAGTATTCACTAATAGCAGTCACCAATGCCACTACGAGGGCACTAGAACTGCCCAGACCACTGCCAGGGGGTGCCTCAACATAGGTGGTGATCTTTACAGGAGTCTTCCTTGGGTGATTCTTTAAAAGGTATTGATAGGAATTGATTAGAAGTTGCAAGGGACCAGATACATATTGGTCATCCAAATACTTTTGAGTGTCCTCTATATCAAGATCAACACTCTTAAAACACCAGTCCTCCCATGCCTCTACTTTACAATAGGCGTATTGGTCAATGGTGCCACTTAACACCACACCACCATGATTATTCCAATATGGGCTAATGTCTGTTCCCCCACCAGCAAGACCAAGGCGTAAAGGTGCTTTTGCAAATACAGTCATATCACTATTTAATGTAACAAACCTTCTCCAACTCTCTGATTGTTTTTGGTGTCAGACCATTAGTAATATCACTGGTGTAAAATTCTTTGATATCATTATGGAACAAGAATACCTTCTGAAACTTATCATCATCAGGGTTCTTACCATAGAAATTGCCCTTTGTATATTTTAGAGGCATCTGATTATGATTAGAACTATGGTTCATTGAACCATGAGCAAACTTGTAATCACCTTCCTTGAATAGTGATAAACCCAACAAGAGTTCATCAGTTATACCAGCAGGACATTGACCATCAGCAAAGATAGCATCAAACATTTCAGAGAATGTCTTAAAGATTTTATCATGGACTCCCCTCTTAAACAAGAAGACACCTGAAGCAATGTATCTTTGATAGGCATTTCCTGCATTAAGGTATGGGTGAATTGATTTAGCAGAGACTCTCACTTTGGTGAAGTAATCTTTGATATCATTCAACCACCAGTGTGGACAGATTAGAAACTTATCTTCTGAATACTTAATCAAATCATCCACTCTGTCATTGACAATAACTGTATCAGAGTCCAGATAGAAGCAATAGTCTGTTTCAAGATACTCATAAAGATGATATCTCATCTGCCAAATGTGTGGTTTATACCAGTCTCCACCTTTACCTTCTTGAACAGGATAATGAATAATTCTTACATTGTCCTGACCCTCAGGAGCACCTAGTCTACCATCAGCATCAAGGATGAGAATCTCATGGTCCTGCTCAATTCTTTCCAGAGAGCGCAGAGACCTCAATAGATTCTCATAGTGACTATCATCACCACCAATAATATAACCAAATGTAATCTTTGACATCATTCAGGTTTGATATAGGACCAACTCTTATAAGAGGCTTCATTTGTCATCCAGATGTCCTGAACAACATCTGCAAAGTATTCTTCCAGGGCACCCTCCACATCAAAGAAATCATATGCTTCATTGGTGGGTTCACAGAAACAATCATGTCCTGAAATGATACCACCTTTTTTGAGTTTAGGATACCAAGCAGTAATATCATCTAGCACTGCTTCCTTGGTGTGGTCTGCATCAATGTAGATCCAGTCAAAGTATTCATCCTCAAACTCTTTTGCTCTCTCCACAGATGCACCCTGACACAATGTGACTTTGGGATTATTGCCATACCTCTCAATCACACGCTTGTGTCCTCTCTCTACCTGCCCATCACGGTTACGGAAGTAATCATCATTACCCTCTGTGGACCACAGATCAACACAATAGAATTCAGATGTCACAGGTTCCAGTTGAGGATAATAGATATCAAGATACCCACCATACTCCACACCAATTTCTACAACTTTAAGGTCAGTCCTACCATCAACAGCAAGACTATCCTTAATCACAGTAGGGAGGTGTTCACGTGGAAACTCAAAGTGCTTATAGCGAGGATCAATCTTAAATCCATATGGGTTGTTCATTTTTTCTCCTAGATCAATTTCAGTAAACCTTGTACCCTGTTCACAAATGTGTGTTCTTTACGAATAATATTCATCTGGTGTTTAATTCTATCAATATTATCCATATTTTTCAATCCCTCTTGAAATAGTTCTGGGATGCTCTCTGAATAGAGAACAGAGTCATCAATGAATTCCTGACTAGTTCTTGAATTAGTCATACCAAGTTGACCAAAACTGATTGCCTTCATCAACCTGCATCCAATGTAACCCCATTTCTTATGAGTCCTGTTCCTGAAATCAGGACACATAAAGGATTGTTGTGTGAGTCTCATATTCTCCTCTTCTGAAAGAGGATTAGCCCATGGGTCATTCACAGACGTCTTGATATTCATCTTAATACAGCAGTCTGCAAACTCCTGAATGTATTCAGCGTTAGCAAACCTACCATGTGTAGATATACTTCCTAAGAAGTAATAGGTATCAGACCTTTTAATCTTTGCCCATTCAAGATCAATCTCATCTGGTAAGAGATTGGTAGCCCATGCCATGTAGATGATCTCATAGTCTCCAGAGTCTCTCTCATGGAGTACACCCTTATCTAGCACATCACACTTAGACCTATCCAGAACATAGCTGTAATTATCTGAATCCATTTTGTCCATCAGATATCTGACGTCAACAAGTTTCTTGACATTGCCAACATACTTTTCTGGATTCACACAGACATGAACAAAATATGTGCTGGTCTTCCTCAAAGGAATCTTTCTATCTGCAAACCCCTCTGTAAAGAAGAGGCAGTCTTCATAGTCAAAGTCCTCTGGATAATCACCATCATGAAACCAGTATGTCTCATACCCTAGACTCTCAAATGCTTTGAAGACAGCAGCATGTGTATATGAATGGGTATGCGTGTGTAATGGATACCCCCAGATAATAACTTTCATAATAACTCCTAGATCAGATCAACCTGAAGGTCTCCTGTTTTCTGTTTGATAATCTTCTTCTGCTCATTGATATCTATACCACTTCTCTTCATCATATAAACACCCAGGTCCAAGATCTCACCAGCAATATCCTCTTCACTAATTGATTGTAGCATAAGTTCGTGCATATGTCTCAATCCATTTTTGTAGAAGGGTAAGATCTTCTCATAAGTTTTGTTTATCAACCCCATATATTGTGGTGGACCAAACCAGAACCAGTCCTGGTAGTGTCTATCACCACCACATTGCAATGCACCATCCATCATATAAACCTTATCAGGTGTGAATTCAGAGAACTTAATAGGTCTCTCAAATGTCAGGTCAGTCCTTGCTCTTACTATAAAATCATAGTCATCCAGGTTAGGATTAGACATAGACCAGAAGATAGAATACCACTGACTTCTCTGCCTAGTAACAATACTACGAATTACATCTGCATCCATAGATGAATCAAACAGACTATTAGTAGGAAAGTCATTATAACCAAAGAACTCCTTTGGTTTATGTGCTTCTACATAGGTCCACTTGGGATTATACAATTCACTGAACTTGTCTAGTGGACTGTAATCATCTGGATACTTGTCCTTACTCTCCCATACAAATGACTTTCCCTTGTATGAATCATCCCACCACAGATGAGCATAAACATCCACATCATTATGATCTAGAATGTTCTTCTTGAACTGTTCATATGACTTCTCAATATATCTGGGTTGACCAGAGAAACAAAGTGCTACTTTCATCAGAATCTAGGAAGTGTAATATGGATAGGCAATGCTAAACATTTGATATCAAAGAAGTCAATCATCTTTCTATGGATGAGCTCACAGCACCAGGCACCATCTGTCTGTTCCATACATTGATCAATGCAATAATCAATTACTGGATAGGCAGACATAAAGGCATCCATTACCTTTGAACCACCAAAGTTAAACCAATCATTAATCATACCATCTGGTTGGTTCTGATTACCAGAGAAGAAAACCATATCTTTTGGGAACCCTTCATAACTAATCTTACTTCCAACAACAGAGTCTGTTCTAATCTTCAAGACATAATCATACTTGAAGTCATTGGCATGTTCATGCTCTTTTTTGAGAGTACAAACCTGCATCAGAGAGTAATAGTAGGAGATGATATTGTTAACATCTCTCACTGCAAAGTTAGGTTCATCAGGGTTATCAATTGCACCCCATTTATATCTTTTAAGTGATGCCTGATAGTTGTCAGATAGGTTTGAGTCTAGAAACTTCCTACTCTTCTCTACCTTGATACCCTTTGGTTTATAGATCTCTTTGAACTTATCAATGGCATCAGGAGCAATGCGTTGATCTTTCCACTTACCTGCTCCACCATACTTATATGGTTTGCTTTGAAGGTCTTCATCAAACCAGAGATGAGCAAAGACATCTACATCATAATCAGCAATGACGTTCTGAATGATATGGGGTGCAACCTGTTCAATGAACCTAGGTTGCCCAGAGAAACACAATGCTATCTTCATAGATAATCACTTAGGTTATCATTATTTCTGGGGATATTTATGGCATCACAAGAGGGATAGGTATTGCTCTTTGCAAAGTCATTAACCACAACTCTCTTGCAATGTGGCAGTCCCATCACCAGTTGATCATAAGGCATATTATGCTTCTTCATCTCATTGACTGTGACTTCACGTAGGAACTCTGGACGACTTGTAGTCAAGATGATATAAAGTTTGCCCTCTTCATATTGCTCTCTTAAATACTGTATGTTGAGTGTTAGTGGTTCACCTGAACCCACATATGGTGGGAACTGAATAGATGAGTTAGTGACCAGTGTTCCATCAATATCAACAAACAAAGTCTTATATTGCTGCTTGTATTTGTTCCAGACTTCTAGTGTCCCCCAGTCTTTGTAGTTCTGAACTCTCTGCCCTTTGAACTTGGAACCAGTCAACATCATATCATAGATGACATTACTGATGTAACACTCACCCTCCATATCTGCAAGTTTCTCATAGGACTTACAGAACTCTTGGGCATCTTCAAAACCATATCCACCACAAGAGAATGTAGAACTGATAACATCCTTCTCTGCAATATTGGTGATGATATCATTCACATCCAATTCAATATAACTCTTGTTCCTGGCATTGATATCATCCTGAGCATTCAGATCAAAGTATGCAACCTGATTTCCTTCCTGAATATCACACTCATAATAATTGTCAGAGTCTTTCACAAAGACAAATCCTTTTACCTCATCACCAGATAGGACTTGATAGACAGTCTCAGACTGTGATGATGTGGGTTCTCGTAGGTAAGCAAACTTTGACTTGTCTAGGATACCAAGTTCTTTCAACTCCCTAGCCATGCCCTTGGTGAACTGATACTGGTCTTCATGTTCTTGGAGAACTACAAAGTAAATGATATCAAAGAAGTCTAGGTTAAGACCTGATAGGGACTCAACCACCATAAATCTATTCTTCTTAGGGTGAGTCAACATCCACTTGGGTCTCATGTTGGGGAAGCGTGATGACTTCCCTGCCATGGGAACTACTAAGGTCTTCATATAGTTCAGTCTTCTCTACTAGGGTTTTCAGTATAATCCTTTGTGCTGGATCAGTCAAGTATGGTTCAATGCGCAATAGGTTCATAGCATCCAGCACTTTGAATGCTTTTGTATTTAACTGGTCAGAATATCTCTCTTCTAACCTGTTCCAGATGTAGTGGTAGATCTGGTAGATTTTTAAATTGTTTATACTTTGAATTTTTAGATTCCAGAAGTAGAATAAATCTTGCTTTAACTTAGCAAAATCTATCAAATAACTATCAATAAATGAATCCAGGAAGTCAATAAAGTATAGTCTATTGGAGTGAAAGATGATATTAGCAAAGGTCAAGTCACCATGACAGAAACTGTATGGGACATGCATATCTACAATCTGTTCTCTGATATGTGACAGCAGAGCACTGTCCTTCATACTATCCAACTTCTTCTCAAAGATAGACCTAGACACTTCTGTATGATACATTCTTGAATTCTTAATCAAGAAGTCAAAGTATCCATAGAGTGAGTCAACTACTAGGTCAACTTGTTTTGTATTGGCATGAGAAAAGTATTCATCAAAAGAGAACCCTGTGACATACTCCATATCAAAGGAGAATAGAGTTCCCTGATAGATTCTATGGACCCTTGGTGTCTCAATGTTCTGTAAGATGAAGTGTGAAAAGAGAGATTGCTTCTTGATTTGAGAAAGCAGTCTCTGATTATAATCAACATCAGAAGAATACTTTCTCAATACATCATCTTTGAGTAGTTCTATATGACATCCAGATAGACCACTCTTCAAGTTTGTCATACCTGATACTTTGAATTATCTTTTGAGAGGTGAACTACCACTGGTTCAAAATCACAGTAAGCAGTGAAGCATTCTGGGTAAGCATACTGTGGTCCTAGGGTATGAACATCATCCTTATTCTCAATGAAGAACTTATTCATCTGACTCTCATCATGCCATACAGCAATTACATTCCTGTCTAGATCATCCTTGGTTCTTCTATCCAGTTCAGTAATCATATCAATCACATAGGGAACTCTACCACCCCACAGACATCCCTGCCAGTAGGTTGTGATGTCATCATCCTCTGTGATAGAAGCAAGGGATTCTGGGTTAGTCTCAAAGGCACCAGGGAATTGAGTATGGGGTTGCATACCAAGGGCATGGCAGGGGTGATGCACACCAATGAACTTCTTATCAGTCAGAAGTTCTTCTTCTGATACCTCTGCAACCACTCTCATATCAGCATCAAGGAAGAGAACATAGTCAAACTCTTTGAGTTTCTCTTCTGCTTTGAGGATAGTTCCCCATCTTTCCAGAGTGATATAAGGCCACTCTAAATGCTCCTGCTCATAGAAGATAATGTTCTCAGGAATACCTTGAAGCTCCCCATCTGTGAAGACAAAGTAACTCTTCTCTGTACTGGTTGCTAGGAACTTCTCACAACCCTCATACCAGGTAGGTAGAAAGTCAAGGTATCTATTGGTTCCAATAAAGACTACTGCTAGTTTCATTTTACAAAAGTAAGACTACAAACATTCAGATGAGGTTCACCAGGGACTCTGAATAAATCCTTGTCTCTATGCTCCCACCAACCAACTCTTTTGAATCCTTGTGCCTCTGCTGCTTTAACAAAGGTATCTGGACTCACAAACTCACCATCCTCAGAATCTAACTGACAGTCAGATGAAATGATGAATGTTCCCATTGGTTTAAGACATCTGTATGTCTCTCTGAATACATTATTCAAGACAGTTTGACCATCAGGACAGACACCTGTTCTACCACAGAAATGAGTGATTGCACAAAGGTCAAGAAAAACATCAACACTTTCATCCTCTACAAGAGGAAACCAGTCCCACACATTAGACTCAACCATCTTTGCTTTACTGCCTACACAATCATGGTCAAGGCGACCACCTGTCTTAGGAGTATCCACACAGGTCACATCATGGCCCCAGGAACTGATGATATGTGGAACACACCCCCTAGCACTACCTAGATCAACTACCTTCAATCCATCAGTATCATTGTAAAGGTATTCAAATCTTTCCAGTACACCAACCCACTTTACAAGAGCATCAGACTTTCTCCATAGATCCTGGTGTGGAAAGTCATTCTCCCAGTTTCTTCTGTCTCTCTCCTCTCTTGCATGTTGGAGATCTTGTTTGGTATAGAGATAATTGGTAACCTGATTCATTCTCTAATCTCAAAGTCTGGGAGCGAATTATATAGATCTGTTGCTATTTGAAGAATTGATTCAAACCTCTCACGCTTATCCTCTGGAACAAGATCCAGTGTAGAATTCCTAGGTTTCTTCTTATAGTTAGGGGGGACTGACTTCTGCCTCAAAAAGTCTACAAAGATTTCTTTTCCATAGTCCCATTGTACATCAGACTTAACACATAGGATAGGATATCTGACAGGATATGTGGTCCAGTTATGAATGTGTTCATAGGTCATAAACCAATCAAGACCACCATCAACATACTCTTTAAGAGTATAGTGCTTTTTGTACTGTGGATGCACTTTATAGATTTCTTTTGATTCAGGATGCAACTCTACATTATCAGTCCTAGTTGGGTGTAAGGGTAGACCTTTATTCTCAATATGTGTAACACCCATATCACGTCTGAACAGAGAGATCACAGACTGAACAGGGTCACCCATCACAAAGATAGCTCTATCAATCTCACTATACTGTGGTGGGTACAATGTATGCTTACACCTACCAAAGTTAATACCTTGATGGAAATGATCTGAATTACTTTCAATGCCCAAATCATTTACAATCTTGAATAATTGACTGGATGCACATCCACCAATGCTATTCAGAATAGTTACTTCACTCATCTATTACCTCCCATTCATCTGGATACAAATCTCTGATATCTAGGTGTGCATTGTTGGGTCCAAACCATACTGATGGAGCAACTACTTTGCCCTTGTTTGCCAACCAAGCACCCCACCAGGAGAATGTAGAGTTAGCAATAATAAAGTCTGAACATAAGGACATCAGGCACAGGTCAGTATAACTTGTGTTGCCCTCTGCTACTAGGAATCTATCATCAGAGAACAGTTGTTGCCTCTTACACCACTCTGGATCATCAGAGAATATAATTATATTCCTACCATCAAATCTAGTCAATGCCTTCTCATAGTAACTGATGTTCAGGTTGTGATGATTACCTGCATTCTTTAAGAAGTCACCTCTTCTGATGTGAAGTGCAACAGGATTATCAACACCAGACATTATCTCTACACAAGGTTCTTTGATCTCATCAAAGAATTCAAAGTCCTTACGAATTACATCCTCAATATTCTTGAAATACCTCTCTGTCTGAAAGAAACCAACAAGATTTACCCAGTCAGGGCAGTTGTTATAGATGTCTTCATTAAAATGAAAACCACCCTCTTGTATATTAGGTCTATTAGCATCAATAACCTGTGCATTCAAAGCACTAAATGTGCTCATCTTGAATACATCAAAGAGTTCAATTCTTAATCTGTTACCAAGTACATCAGTAATGACCTCATCATGATAGGGGATGCAATAGTTGTATCCTCTGTTTGCTGCAATGCCTTTTACAGCAGCATACTGAAACATCTGGTTACCCAGTTGTCCCAGTTTGCCAAGATAATTAAACCCTATCACTATTGATTTGCTCCTGAATCCAATGATATGTGTGACGAATACCCTCTTCAAGATTCACTTTTGGTTCCCATCCAAGTTTCTCTCTGATGAGATCATTGTTGGAGTTCCTACCCCTCACACCCAGAGGTGCATCAAGTTTATGTACTCTGCGTACAACCTTGCCTGATACCTTTGCAGCAGTCTCAACCAGTTGATTGATGGTTACCATCTCCTCAGAACCAATGTTCACAGGTCCAAGGAAGTCTGATTCCATCAGTCTTCTAGTTGCTTCAATACAGTCATCAATGAACAGGAAGGAACGAGTTTGTAAGCCATCTCCCCACACCTCGATTCCTCCACCAACCTCTGGGAGGTAAGCCACTTTACGGCAGATTGCAGCTGGTGCTTTCTCTCTTCCACCCTCCCAGGTTCCTTCTGGTCCAAAGATATTGTGGTAACGGGCAATCCTAACAGGAATGCCATGGTTACGATTGTAAGCCAAGTACAATCTCTCTGCAAAAAGTTTCTCCCACCCATATTCTGAGTCTGGGGCTGCTGGGTATGCTGAGTCTTCACGGCAATTAGGGATATCAGGGTCTAGTTGATTGTACTCTGGGTACATACAAGCAGAACCAGAGTAGAAGATCTTAGTAGGTTGATCAAGGTTAGGACGATGCTGACCAACTGCTGGTGGTTCATTACCAGTGAATGTCTCATTCAACTTGCGAACAGATTCCAGGACATTCAGATTGATGGTACAGGAGTTATGCATAATCTCTGCATCATTGTCTCCTGTAAAGACAAATCCTGCTCCTCCCATATCAGCAGCAAACTGATAGATCTCATCAAAAGGTTCAATATACTGATAGGGAACTTCTGCATAGAAGTTTCCATTAAATCCTGCAAACTGGATAACTCTCTCTACAAATTTGAAATCACGCAGGTCACCTACAATGAACTCATGTGCTTCTGTTTCACCAAACTCTGGGTGCTTGAGATCAACTCCACGCACCCAGTATCCTTCTGCACGCAGTCTTTCAACCATGTGACTACCAATAAACCCACCAGCACCTAGTACCAGTGCTGTCTTTCTATATTCAGACATGTTAAAATAGTGTTTGTAATAATTATAGGAGGTCAGATATCAGACGTCAATCCTTCTGACACCATCTTCACCTTTGGGGAAATACTCTGTGATTGATTTCACTTTGTTAAGTGCTTCAATAAGTTTGTCAACTTTACCACCATCACTAGCAGGTGCTGCTTTGTGCTCATGATTTTTCAGTTTTGCAACTGCTGCTTCAAGAGCTTTCAATCTTGCTTCCACTTCTACATCATACTTTGACATAGATGCACCACTTGCAGACTTTGCTGCTGTTCCTTTGTACGCCATGTTAATTAATAAAGACATCCAGTGTATTTAGAAAAAAAGGAGACCCCTTGAGGTCTCCTTAAAGGGTCTTGCATGCACGCCACTTGCTTTTAGGAAGCAAGAAACCATGGGGTCATATGACTCCACCACCTAGTTTTAGGAACTAGGAAACCAGGGGTTATCCCGACCAGAGCTAGTTTAACGACATATCGAGTCTTTAATATAAGAAGGTGCGCCATCAGGATCCAACCAACATGTATAGTCATGATCTTCCATAGCAGTGAGTAACTGCATTTCATTATCACAAAGATACATGTCTCTGTATTTTCCTGTATAGGAATCTACCTTTTGAATGCGACAGTCAGGTTGTCCATTGATTTCCAACTTACCAACCTGCACATACCTGTAAGGAAAACGTTCTAGAAGAACAGTGGGTTTCCTAGTGACTTTCATAATCAAACAACTTCAGTGGTCTGGAGATCTTCTGCAATGCAGTCAATGAGGATATCATAATCATCAAGAGGATCACCAGAAAAGACTACTCCATCATTCTCATAGAACTTGCGAACCTTCTTGTAAAGTTTTGGATTCTTTACATCCAGAAAGAAATCACCTTGAACTGCTGAACGAAGAGTAGTAATGTCTTTTTTGAACTTAGAAGTAATAGTCATTGTCTTGTGTGTTGACCTTTATATTATAGGACAGTGGACTCTTAGAGTCAATAGGGACAGACAAAAATCTGTCCTATGCTTCCTGAGAGGATCGAACTCTCCTTAGGCAAATTATGAGTTTGCTGCATTCACCAGATTGCTAAGGAAGCAGGTAAATTAGGATGCTTCGTTGTTCTGGTCTATGTACAACCTGAAATACTCTTCATCAGCAGGCACCATGACTGCCTTCTCTCCTCTCTCATTCTCTACCCCAATTGGTTCACCTTTCTCTACTCTGGTGACCAATTGTTCCCAGTTCTTTTGCCAGTATTCCACGGAATAAAAATCCATAGTTGCAAGTATATATGCAACTAATAATATAACTTATACAGCAGTAGATGTCAACGCAATACCTACATCTCCACCACTAAAGAAGTCATCCTGCATTGCTGTCTGTGTGGTAGTAGCACCACCTGCTGTCCAACTGATGTATATGGGATTACCATCACCATTGACATCTTTAGTAGCAATAATTTCACTATTTGATTCATCAAAGAGGTCAATCTTATTATCGCCATGATATCTGATGGAAAACTTAGTGCTGCCAGGATTAGGGTCAGACCACTTAGTAGCAGAATAGTTAGAGTTACTAGTGTTAAAACTAAATCCTTTCAAATTATCAAGTTCTTCACTGGTGTTACTCTGGAAAGCCCAGTCCCAATAAGTTGAATTGTTCTCAAGGTTTGAGAGACCAGAAGATGCATTAGTGGAACTCCATTGTCCAATCTGTGAGTTGGGATGTGATGCTGGTAGTGTCCAATGCATCTTGTATCCAGCAGGGATACCATCTCTATGTCTCCATACCTGGTCTGCTGACCACGCAAGAACATTACCAGTGCTATGAATACCAACTCCACCAAGACCTTGATTCTCTGGGAAACCACCAATTCTCCAGTTCTGCCATGGATTGTAATAACCAGGTGGTTCATGAGCAATCTCCCAACCATAGTATTCAATACCTTGAACAGTAGGAAGTCTAGTTGAATCACCACCAAGAGAGATGAAAATAGGATTACCATCTAGTGCTGTATTAGATGTAGCAATCTTAGTTCTTACACCTGCGTTTACACTATAAACAACAAGTTTGTTAGTTCCATTCTCATACTGCATTCTCATACTTGTACCAGCTAATGCTGTAGTATCATCAATACCAGCAGCAAGTGTGAAAGCACCATCTTGATCACCTTGTGCCTTTGGTTTTCCAGTTCTATCAAATCTAATTTGGAAGGAATAATTTCTCTTAGTGCTATCCAGAACACCAATCTTCATGTTATTTTTAGTAGCACCATGCTGGTTAATGGCCAATTGAGTCCAGATAAACTCTTGTCCTGGTCTCATCTTCTGACCCCAGGTTACATTATATAATGCAGAACCAATATAATAGAAACCATTATTAGAGATAAGGGCAGTATTTGCTTCCTGTAATGCATATCCATTAGCAGTCAGGATCAACCAAGTATTAGCATTATGACCTGATTCCCAGTCACGATACTCCATAAACCAAGCTGCCTTGTTCCACTCCCATTCATACTGAACATAGTCTGACAGAACATCATCAGAATTATTCACAGCAAGAAGGTGTGGATACATATCACCACTTAGTACATCATCACCAGTAAGGACTACTTCATCAGTGTCCTCATCAAAGATATCCCAGGTATTGTCGGCATTATATCTCCAAGACATGTTCCTTCCTGAAAGAGCAAGGGTGGTGCTACTAGTATCCATAGCAGTGTAACTAGTATTCATAGTAGCATCTTCATGAGCAGTGAACTTCTCCTGATTAGTAAGTCTCCAGGTCATCTCACCTGCCTGATAGGCATTGTTCTCACCGCTACCTAAGTCTTCTGTTCCCTCAAATGCTGTTGCCCAATATTGATTACCAGCAGTTGTTGGAACTGTAAACTTAACCTTCAATCCAGCTTTCAATGCCCTGTTAGATTTCCACACATCGTTAGTTTTGGTTCCATCATAGAAACTACTTGAACTAGGACGATCTGAATCTGTGTAAGATCTGAGAGTAAAATCTTGCCCTCTAACTTCTGAGACAGTTGGAAGGAAAGTGCCAGCATCAGGATCACCAGCAGCGAAGTAGATATAAGTTTCA